TTAGGACTGTGACACTTAGATACTTCAATGTATATGGTGATCGTCAACCACTCAAAGGTCTATATGCACCTGTGGTTGGTCTGTTCTTGGAACAGAAGAAGGCAGGTAAACCACTCACCATAGTAGGTGATGGTCTACAACGTAGAGACTTCACTCATGTTGATGATGTTGTCGAAGCGAATATAGATGCAATGATGTGTAACTTCTCTGGTATAGAGATCAATATAGGCACAGGTAAAAATACCTCTGTCATTGAACTTGCTAAGATGATTGGAGGAGACATCGAATACATACCAGAAAGACCTGGTGAAGCAAGAGAAACACTTGCATCAGTATACAAAGCAGCAGTTGCTTTGAACTGGTTCCCTCGTAAATCAATTGAAGACTACATTCATGAAGAACTTGAAAACACCCCTGCGTTATCCTGGCGGTAAGAGCAGAGCAATCACAAAGATCAGTGAGTTCTTTCCTGATCTAAGTAAGTATGATCAATTCAGAGAACCATTTGTAGGTGGTGGGTCTGTCTCCTTATGGGTGACAAAGACCTACCCTGACCTATTGATATGGGTAAATGATTTGTATGAACCACTGTACAATTTTTGGACACAGTTGCAAACAAGTGGTAGTGAGATGCAAGATATCTTGACGAAAATAAAAGAAGAGAATCCTGATCCAGATAAAGCGAAAGAATTATTTTTAGAGTGTAAGAATCAAGTGTCAACTGGCGATGACTTAGATCGTGCAGTTGCATTTTATATTATCAACAAGTGTAGTTTTAGTGGACTAGGGGAGAACAGTTCCTTCTCAGCACAAGCAAGTGATTCTAATTTTTCTATGAATGGTATAGAAAAATTATCAGGGTATCAAGATCTTATCAAGCATTGGAAAATAACAAATCTATCTTACGAACACATGCTTGATGGTAAGGGATGTTTCATATATCTTGACCCACCCTATGAGATAGGATCAAATCTTTATGGTAAGAAGGGTGGTATGCAAAAGTATTTTCATCACACAAGATTTTCTGAAGCATGCACAGCATCTAATCATGATATGGTTGTCAGTTACAACTCATCAAATCTAAATAAAAGAAGATTCGCTGATTGGAAAGCAGCAGAGTATGATCACACGTATACGATGAGATCAACTGGTGACTACATCAAAGAACAAAAGAAAAGAAAGGAACTTGTACTGACAAACTATGAAAACATTTCAACAATTCATTGATGATATACCTGAGTTAGATGAGAGCAGCATGTCTCGCATCAAGGCACAGTCTGATAAGGGTGGCACTGCTGTGATGTCAGCATCAAGAGGCAATTTGTCTGCTAAAGAGAACAGAGCGAGAGCAAAGAAACTTGACAGAACAATTCGTAGTAAGTTTGGTAAGGGTGCAACTAAAGTGACTGGAAAATATGATGAAAAAGATGAGAAGACTGGTGAAACAAGAAGAGTCAAGGAAAGAAGTCATGTGATACAGCAAGGTAAGATGGGTAAGAGAAAGTTCAAGAAGGCAGTCAAGTCATTAGGTAGGAAGTATGGTCAGGACTCTGTGATAACACAGCAAAAAGGATCAAAAGATGCTACACTAAAGAGAACCAGAAAAGGTTCAATGTCCAAACAGAACATGAAACTTGGAAAGATGAGACCTGGTCGCTCTGGTGAAAACGAAACCCAGAAGAAAGGGAAAACCTTTACCTATGACACAAAGTAAACCTTATGATGACAGCAACTGGAGGGAAGACTACCTCGGTTACAAACATGTTACTAAAAGACAGAGAGAACTTTTAGAGAACGGAGCAAAGAGTCTGTCTCAGTCGTGGTTACTAGGTGCAATGTATAATGAATGGAAGAGAATGAAAGGATACCACAAGTTTGATCCAAAAGAAAACGAGGGTCAATTTCAATCTTCCCTTAGTGATTTTCTCAAAGACAATGGATAGAGTAGAAGATCTTTATGAAGACATGGATAGACTGAACATGCTCTATGAAGAGTTGTGTTGGCCTACTGATGTCAGACTTGAATTCAAAGCAGATTATGAAAACAACAGGATCATCATCAAACCCAGACCTACAAAGTTGGATACTGGACTTTCTTAGTGAACCTAATAAAGTATTTGACAACCTACCACCATGTCCTTTTGCTAAGAAAGCATGGTTAGATGGTAATGTAGAGGTCAAAAAGTTTGAGGGATTTGATTCTTTAGATGAAGACCTTTCTAATTGGAGTAAGGAAGTAGTAATATACGAGTTTGAAGATACACCAAACTTAGCAAATGAGTTAGAAATAATTTGTGCTGTGTATCATGACAGATATTCTGACTTTATTTTTTATGATGAGCACCCTGCACAGGTAGAGGAAGTGTCAGGTGTTAGAATAAACAGTGGACTTGCTCTTTTGATTGTGCAGAGACGTAAAGAATTAGAAGAAGCAAGAGAACAATTGAAGAAAACAGGTTATTATGATAACTGGACACCAGAAATGAAGGAGAGGATCTTTGAGCGTTGAACTAAAAGACTGGTTGAATTCTATCAACAGCACCAAGAAAAACTTGGTAGAGGAAGATCCAGATTGCATCAAGAAGTATCCACCATATATCATCAACAGATGCCTGTCAGGTCATCTCGATTGCATCATGTATGTCAATGAGATGAACATGCATATAGACCTCGATAAGCAGTTGCAATATGACTTTTATCTAAATACTCTCAGATCTAAGAAAAGGTTTGCACCTT